CACACGACGTTCAACTTCTGAACCCGCGATATGCACAATCACTGTTGTTCTCGTCTGACCGGGGCGACGCACCCGAGCACACGCTTGCTCATAGACTTCGTTGCTATGGACTGGTGCATACCACACGATCGTTGTAGCAGCCGTCAGCGTCAAGCCATGAGACATGGTTGCAGCGTTGGCCACCAACACGCGTGGGTCTAGTTGCTTTTGGAAGTCCGCAAAGATTCGATCTCGTTCGTTCTTGCTGGTGTCACCATGCACAGTTTCAACAGACCAATCTTTACGCAACTCAGCAGCGACGGACTCCAAGGCTCCAGTCAGCGGCACAAACACAATCACCTTGCCCTCAGACTCTTCGATGATTTCTTTGAGTACATCCATTCTAGGCTTGGAAGGTATGACAACGGTATCCCCGTCTGTCCCATACGCGACACCGCAGCAAATTTGAATGAGCTTGTTGGCCTTGACAGCTTCGTTGACTGCAAGAATCTGCCCACCTTGGTACTCGGTCGCCAGCTTGGATAGCATGTCCTTGTAGGCTTTCTTTTGCTCAGTGGTCATCTCCACATCTCGGGTGATGAATGTCTGCTCAGGCAGGTCTGTGCAATCGTCCAACGAAAAACGAATTGATGGCTGCATCATCTGGTACACCACATCGTTGGCTTCTGGTTTGATAGCCCACTTGAACTGTGTAATCTGACGCATGACCAAGTCACGGAACGCACCGAAATACTTTGGCACTGTCTTGTTGTCGGGTGTAACGAGCTTGCATTGTGCCCACGCATCAGTTGGTAGGTTGGGCGTTGGTGAGCCTGTCATACCCCACACGCGACGAGTTGTCTGCTTGTTGCAAATTACGTTCAACGTTTTCCAGCGTTCGGTGCTTGAGTTACGAGCCAAGGCTAATTCGTCAATCACGATCAGGTCGATGTCATCACGGTCTTTGAGCGCGTCTTTGATTGTGGTCACGCCGTCGATGTTGATGATGTAGACATTCACATCTTGATTCAGTAGCTTGAGTCGTTTGTCTCGTGTGCCATGCAGCACCACAGCATCTAAATGTGGGAACGTGTTGAACACCGAGTCAGCCCATGTGCGCTCCATCGTGGACAGAGGACACACAACGAGCATCTTGTTGACTTGCTTGGTGCGACGCAGGTAGTCGTACGACCACAACGCAGCATTGGTCTTGCCTGTGCCCATACCGTTGAGACAAAACGCACGACTGTGCATGGATAAGAACGACGCAGTCTCCTGCTGTGCAGCGAACGGGTTATGACGACCATTGGCTTTTGGCCAGTCGTAGTGAATCGGCATTGGGTCTGGGACTTCAAATCCCAAATTGCGTAGGACCCGAGTTTCGTCAGGTCGGTGTGGTATGGCAACCAGTCGCTGCCCTTTGTGGTTTACTTCAACAGCAGTTGGTATGACCGTAGTCACTCTGCTTGGGGTTTTGAGGCGGAGTATGACCGCCTTCTTTTCTTTGTGAATTAGCATGTTAGTTTCATTGCAACGAGGGCAGCTTGCACCGCGCTGTCAGATTGTTCAAATGGCATTTGGTGAATCTCATCATCACCTTTAACACGCCAACGAACTAGCAGTTCGTCGCTCATGTAGTCGCGCATGAGGGTGATGTGCATTACGCCTTCCGGCACCACATGACCAAACCACATTGTTGGCATGGCACGGGTTATCGGAGGCGGTCGACTCCAGTTGCCGCAATCCACATATATGTCATTTGTCTGGGTTGTAACTGCCACTTCCTTTTCTCCATCCGCGGTTGGTTGATTGGGGTTGCACTGCGACATTGGACTTGTGATTGCCGCCGCCGTTTTCTAACGACTTTTTATGTGCAACATCTTTGCCATCGCCCACACGCACCTTGCCTTCTTTGATGGCTTCGCGTCGTGCGGCGTTGTTCTTCACACGCTTCGCTACTTCTTCCGGGCGAGCGTTGTAGGCTTTTTGATAGGCTAATTTTTTAGGGGTTGACTTGGGCATTTCTAGGCTCCAGTTTCAGTGTTGCATCGAGGGCGGTAAACAGCATTGGGAGGTCGGTGGGGTCATCACACACCCATGCCCATCCGTCAGCCGTGCGTATGGCGTCCATAACGCGTTTCTGATTTTCCGTCAGATTGGCTTTTTTGCCCGGGGCTTTTGCTTCAATTGCAACAAAAACACCTTTGTAGCAGCAGATGATGTCGGGGATACCAACCTGCCCCATGCCGTTGCTCACCGGCATGAAGTACCAAGCACCCAACGCTTTGAGCTGACGCTTGATGCCCTCTTTTACTCGGCCTTCGGGGGTCTGAGCCATTACTGTTGCTCCCGTCGTCCGTTGAATTCACAGGTCAGCACAGGGCACCATGCCTTACACAACCCTGACGTTCTTGCAGGCCAGCTGTCTCTCTCATATGCGCTCTCGAGTTTTTTGACTCGAGGTGCAAGGTTCTGCCAGATGATCGGTAGCTCGTTGCGGGTGCGGGGTTGCCAGTCGATCTTCTTTTCCTTGAGCCACACGAAGCCAGTCGTGACCTTCTGTACTTCAGGGTGATGGTGGAACACATAGGCAGCGTAGAGGTCGAGCTGCTCGGTAGGCTTGCGCTTACCGGTCTTGTAGTCAGCGACAATGGCGTTCTTGCCATTGATAACAACCAAGTCAGCGATGCCTCGGGTCCACGCACCCTTCCAAGCCGTGGGCTGGAAGTTACGGTCAAGCGCATACTCTTTCTCACAGAGCTTGTCGCCGGGCAGCTTGGCGATCTTGTACGCCAGTGGCTGCCACTGCTCCATGCCTTCGGGTAGGAGGACACCGTCTTTCACAAACTCTTCAAACGCAGTGTGGACTTTGACGCCCCACTCAGTGTGAATTGTTGGCGGTTCGACGATGTCTCGTTTGACTTTGAGGTGGTAGAACTTACGAGGACAGTTCTCGAATGTATCGAGTTGGCTGTATGTCCATGCTGGGTTGGTCATGTTTATCCAATGTGGTTGTGCCCCAAGGCGTCATTCGACGGTTGGGGCTTGTTCTCTATGCCTTGATCTTACCAAAGCTATGAGTGCTGTCAACCATTATTTGGCCTCGCCGTAACAATCTGCAACATCGCCCTCAGACCATGTCACCAACTCAGGCCACCACGACACACCTTGGCGCATGATGTTCTGCAAGATGCCCAGTAAGTCTTCGGCGCTCTCCTCGGGCACGACATACACAAGCTCGTCATGCACTGTCAGGCATGGGCGATAGCCAGTAGCTTTGAAGAACTTAACGGCATGCTCTGCCACCACATCGCGGGCCAACGCTTGCACCAAATTCTCCACGCCCTTTCCTGCGTAGATTCGAGCGCGGGCACGGCCTTGACCGTACCACCATTCAGATTTGCCGTTATCGACTTCACGCACCAGTGATGGGTAGTAGATGCAACGACCGGATGGTAAGCGCACAGCGTTCTTCTCCGTCACGCACATACCCCACGGGTCGATAGCCGAGTCAACCCCTTGGGCGATCTTGGGTAGATGCGCTTGGAATGTTTTCCACCCCTCGGCGATCTGACTATGGGCTGCACGATATGCGTTAACAGTGCGTGTGGATTCTTCCAAGTCCATGTCGACACCGCCCATCAGTTTGGCAACCTTTTGGAACGTGGCCCCACCTGCACCGAACCCCAAGCCCAAATGGGCAACTTTGCCAACTTGTCGCTGCTCTTTGGTAACGGCGCTCTCGCTGATGTTGTAGAGGTCGTGAGCCGCAAAGTATTTGTAGAGGTCAGCTTTGTCGGGGCTTGCTTGGAACAACTCCATCGCATAGGGGACTTTCCATAAGAACATGTTGACGCGCAGCTCGATGCCAGACAAGTCAGCAACGATTACCTTGCGACCTTTAGGTGCTCGCAGTGACATACGCAACGCATCAGAGGGTTTGGCCTTAGCGCCAATGCGCGGTAGGTTCTGCATGTTGTACTGCTCACCAGACCAACGGCCTGTGGTGTCTGCACCTGCATATTTGAGTGGCACTGGAATCAGTCCGGCACACACAGCAGCCGCTCGCTTGAACGCATCAAGGCGTGTCTCTAACAGCGTGGACTTCACATCGAGTCGCACTCGAGCGGCAGCCGCAACAACAGGGTCTTCGTGGTCTTGCAGTTTGATGAACGCTTCGTCCGTCTTCGCCAGTGCGGGTGTCATCTTGGCAGGATTAGTAGGTGACTGCTTCATGGGCACTTCAACACCACGAGTCGCTAACAACTCACCAAACTTAGCCGCGCTTGCCATTGTGGAGCGAACGAACTCTTCGGGGTCAGGGCCACCTTCCAGCGCACGAACAACTTGCTCGGTATGGTCGTACAGCATGTCGTACAAGTCTTGCAGTCCCGTGGCCTTCTCAGCCTTCACAGCTTCGAGTGCGTCATCCACCATGCCGGTATCAAGCACGAACTTCGGCTCGACCAACATGCGAGTAGTCATGTCTATGATGACCAACTCCTGTTTCGGGAATCCCTTGGCTAGATGCACGAACAAGTCTGCACACAGGTCGGTGTCGACCTTGTTGTACTCAGTCATATCAGCCAACTCTTGTGGCGTGAAGTCTTTGAGGTACTTACCTTTGGTGTTGGTCGCTTCGAGGTCAAGCTTCTTGCCTATACCTAACTCAACAGCTAACTTCTTGAGTGACACACCGATGAGGAACTTGCCACTGACAGTGCAGCCAGTCTTGGAGTATTGCGAACGCGCCATTGCAGCGGTGCATCCATACATCTTAGGGTTGACGCCCATACGCCATGCAAGAATCATTGCATCGAAGCCAGACATGTTATGACCGATAGCCATAGCGTCTGACCAGTCCATGCTCTGCAAATGTTCACGAATCTTGTCTTCGCCGAACAACACATAGGTCTCACCATCGAGACCTTCTTTGATAGCGACAGAAATGATTTCGGTCTTGGGGCTTTGTATGTACTCTGTTGGTGACATACGAGACAACGTGTGGGTCACGTCCCAATAAGTCTCAAAGTCTAAAAAGATTGGTTTCATGGTGTATCCAGTTTGTTTGCTACTTTGTAAGCTCGCCACAGCTTGCCCACCTCGGAGTCGCACTTCTCTGCGTAGTCAAGAAAGCTCTTGACCTCTTGCAAGCCCTTGACCGCCGCAATGGTTAGCGTGGCAGTCTGTACTCCATCGTCAAGCGTGATCGTGCCTTGCTTGCCCGCCCCGCCGATAGAGAGGTTGCCGCTTGCGTCTAGTCTCATGGACTCGGTGTACGCAGTGTTGGGTGATGAAAAGACTAGGTTGCTCATTGCTCAAGCGCCTTGGTCGCTAAGATAACTTTGATCGCATCGTTCAGGCTTTCACCATCACGGACGATGTACAACTCGTGCTTCCAATCAGGGCCATGCGGATTGTGCTTGTGCGTACTGACCTCAACGATAGTGCCGTTCATGGCTTTGATGAATCCCAAACGCAGTTTGCTCTCTGCGGCGGTAGAAGTCGACTCGGAGTCGATCGAGATTTTGGCTTGCATCATCTTTTGCTCGCCGCTATTCAACGTCCACAGGATAAATTTTCTAAGTAGATTTTTCATTTGTTCTCCAGTTGGAAACTGACCATTGATGCAGCGATGCGCTCGTTGACTTCTTGAATCGTCGATGCGATGTATGTCTCGAACTCATAGCCTTCACGAGTTGCAATGTTGATGACATAGCCGTTGGCTACCTTCTCTACATTGATGCGACCGTTGAACACCGTCTGACTTGACTTCTTGATAGCGCGTTCGGGTGACGCAAGCATTTGTCCGTACGCAGCCTGTTGCGCTGCGTTATTTGCGTTGGCGATTGACGCTTGCCCAAGCAAGCCGCCTGTTAGTGCGTGCATTAGATTCATCTGTTGATTACCTCGTTGAGTTTCATGGCGTAGTGTTTGGCTTTACCCGCGTCATCGCTGTCTGCCTTCTTGCCTTGACGCATGGCGTACTTGATGACGTTGCCCTTGAGGAAACCACGGAACTCCTCGGGCGTTAGAACTGCTTCCATCACAGCCCAAGGCTGCATGCTCATGT